TTGCGGATAGTGCTCTGGATCTGCTGCTTGAGAAGTTCACGCCAATCAATCTTAGGCTCAGTGAGCTCGCTAATCAAACGACGCACACCTGAGGGGATATTACCAGCGGAACTCTGTGCAGCACTGATCATCGCTTCTTTCATCTCATCGCGGATCTTGCGTAGTTCATCCTTAGTATACTTCTTACGCTTGCTCTTGCCTTCCTTATCATCATCTCCTTCACCGTCTTGATCGAGATGCTGATCCAATAGTTCGCCAAGTTGCTGTAGTTGCTGTAGATCATACTTGCTGTGGATGATATCGTAGATCTCTTCAGCACTCTTGCCACGATACTTGTTATCTTGGAAGATTTTAACCTGTACAATCTTATCACCAATGCGATCGTCTACAAGGATCTGATTGATAGCATAGTCGCAAGCGATATTCCAGATGTCAGGCTCGCGATTGTTACGGCGACCCATATGATCAAATACATTGTGGAGAACCTCATGGCAAAACAGAAACTCTGTCTGCTTAGGGGTCAACTTATCAACGAACGTAGTGTCGTAGTAAAAGTGACGACCATCAGTTGCTGCGGTATTGATATGTGGGTCGTCAGTACAATCTACCATACGTAACCGTGTAGCGAGATTACCAAAGAAACTATGACGGAGCAACAGTCCAACGCGGGCTGTAATAAGTTTCTCTTCGATTTTACGACCTTCAATACGTGGGGATTTAGCAACTGCGGTAGCCATGAGATTCTCCTGTGTTATATACATATAATAGCACAGTTAACTGGATTGTCAACTGTGCTAGAGTTGCTTACTGGTTAGCAGCGATCACATACTTGCCGAAGCGATCGTGAAACTCATCGAAGTTCTTCAACCTGCTAGGATCAATTGGTAGATCGTAGCTCGAAAGCGCAATCTTAGCACCCATAACAGTGAGCTCAGTCTCGAAGTTATCCATCATGAAGCGGAAGAAGTTGTCTGCCATCTCGTTCCAGTTAGGAACTTTCTTCTGATCAGCATCCTTAAGTTCGTAGCAGAGGGAGACAGTTAGCGAATACATCGCGCTAATCTCCTTGACCTTAAGTTCCTTAACCTTGCCCTTTAGGATGTCGGAAGGATTAGGCATACGTCCAGCAACCTTACGGTGTGCCATGAACTTTACACCAGTGCCCTCACCAACAGCGCCGCTAACTAGATCGGCAAGTGTAGCATCACCTAGATCATCGTCGAGCAACTCGCTAACGAAACTCCAAGAACGCGGCGTAGCAAACGAGCGGCTAGCAGTTTTAGGATCGAAATCGTACAAGTCCTGCTTGGCAAAGCTGATGTAACCAACAACGTCCTTGTGGATCTTGTTAGCAACAGCCCACTGGAACCAGTCATCAAAGTCAACACGTAGTTCAAGATGTACGAAACGATTAGCAAGCGGAGCAGGCATACGATAAGTAACGCCCTTGTCTGCTTCACGGTTACCTGCGGCAACAACGATTACGTTATCAGGCAAGCGGTAAGTGCCAACTCGACGATTGAGAACAAGCTGATAAGCAGCGGCCTGGACGCTCGGAGGAGCACTATTCATCTCGTCTAGGAACAAGATAACAACTGGATGCTTGGCAGCAAGTTCCTCAGTAGGAAGTTCTACGGGAGGAGCCCAACTCATCGTGCTGTCAGTTGAGTTAAAGTAAGGGATACCCTTGATGTCAGTTGGCTCCCAGAGTGACAAGCGCACGTCAATAACATGGGCATCCATCTCAGCACCGAGCTGATGAATAGCATCTGACTTACCAATGCCTGGAGGGCCCCAAAGGAATACTGGACGACGCTTCTTGAATGCGTGGCGCAATGCTGACTTGGCGCCGGAAATGCTTACTGTACGTGTGCTAAGATCTGACATTCTGTTGCTCCTGTGCGTTAATGTCTATAATGTATAATAGCATCTGTATATGACTTGTCAAGTGTCTATTTGGCTAGTAGTTCCTGTCTTGACATCGCTTTTGCCAATCCATACTTGCGGACATCACCTGAGAAGAGCATAAGTTCGCAAGCCTTCTTCTCGTTAAACACAACGATCTTCTTCTTCGTGTAATAGTTTGGACAGTCTAGGTATTGATCTAGAAATAGGATCACTTGTGTGGTGAATTCGAAGTCTTTTGGAAAACTTATGTCATATGATCGTAGTTTTAGCGTCCCGACTAGGAAATTTAGACCTTCGTCTGTCAGTGTTAGGCCTCCCTGTAGTTTCTCTCGTGGGTTACGCCACCAAGCGAGATTAGCTTTCTTCACTGAATCATCATCAGTGGGCATGTGCGCTTGTGCGAGGAACACTCTTGTTAGGGAATCTTTGTAACTTGCCACTCTACGATTTCTCCGGAAGTTAGTTTAACGACTTGGAAATCTTCAACTTTGAACATCTGATTTAACTTTTTGGCTAGGTTCAGAGCATGTCCTGGGTTGCTAAACGCCGTTTTCTTATACTTTGGCCCAGGATAATTGCTTATTAAACTGCTAGTCTTTAAGTTAAATGGCTTGCTTTGATAGAAGACCGCCCAGATCGCTTCAGCATCGAGTATCTGCTCGACCTTATAACTCTTTTTATTAGCATATTCTAATATGACTGTGGGTTTCGGGCGACTCATAACATGATATTTATCGTGTTTGATCGAATCCGCCCCCGTCCATAGTCACACTTACAACTTCAGTAGTGGTTGTTTTAGCGTCTTGATCCTTATCTAAGAGGCTCAACAACACAAGATTTAGGTTAAAAACGACAGAAACAGCATCATCAATCGGTATATTGATAGTTTTCTGATTGGATTTTGCTGCTAATCTTACCTTTTTAACGAATTCTTCTAGGACACTGACTGCTACTCTATCGGTTGACATTGCTTAATACCTGTCTAAGTTCCATTTCTGTCTTAAATGGACCTTTGTATTCGTATCTTTGGACTGTAATTAACTTTGGACAGAAACTACGCACCCATCCTTTTTCAAACTTAATAGCATAATAGCCTGCGCAGTATACGCTCTTGCTAGCATCGCTCTTTGTAAACAATGGTAACTTCTTCTTTAGATCATACATTGGATTATGTGGTTCGCAGTTTGTAGCGAAACTATATATCTCATTTGTAGCCTTAACGTCAACTGGCTTGGCACTAACAAAGAAATTCTTACCAAACTTCTTCTCGATAGACTTAAGATCCTTAAAAGTAGAACGATTGTCCTTAGAAAGCATGACAAACTTGTCTGCTTCGTCCTTTTGTAGTATACCTACCCTATTTCCTTCACCTTCTAGGATCCAGAATTTACCATCAATTACTGGTTTTGCTTTAATTTCCATTTATCTTCACTCCGGATATTTCGCATTTAGTGGTTCAGCGTATGATTGTGCCTGTTCTGACATCTTAACTAGGTCAAATAGTCCACAAAACTTCAAGAATCGCATACCGACCTGGTCTACATTCTTAGCAACGCTGTTAGTTTTAATAGTTTCTTTAATAATTTCCTTAACATCATCGGGCTGATGCTTAAGATCAATCAGTTGTTTATTACGTTCGTAATCGTTAAGCACCCGATGTTCGTCACCATTATGGTCAACCCAACGCTGTAACATTAGGTTATTCCAAGCAAAGCCCTTGCTTTTACGGTCTTCAAATGCTTCTAGTAACTTATTTTTACGGATTTTAGGATAAGCACTGAATACATTGTCTGTAGGATCGCCTCGCATACACTTTTCAAACAATAACCACTCGGGATTTACGATTTCCTTGGGTTTATTTGTCTTATTATCAAATACAGGCTTGCCTTTATCAGTAAAATAGCCCTCAGTCGTAATGACTGTGTTACTTACACCGTTATATTGCTTAACATTAGGAGCAATTAACTGGACAAAATCACTATCTGTAGAGATAATAATATGGCTATCATCTGGATGGCTTTCAATCCAACCAGCGATTAGATCATCTGCTTCTAAGCGTGGATTCTGTAATACGGTACAGTTAGTCTTTTCAGTGATAAATTCCTTAAATTTATCGAAAGTTTCCCAGAATACTTTGTCTTCTTCTGCTTCTCGTTCAGTTAAAGCAGCCCTAGCCTCAGCACGATTGCGCTTGTAAGGAGCATAATAGTCCTTACGCCAACTGCGACCCTCTAAACAGAACACAACATGATTACCATTGAAGTCTTGCCATGCCTTTCTGATAGATGCTAGAGTAATATGGAGTGCCATGCCGATCTTTTCATCAGCATTACCACGGATTACGTGCCTAGCACGGAAGAAAGTGTTAGCAGTGTCAACGATAATATAGTTCATACGATCCTAATCTCTCTGTTGTTATCATCTTCAGCGATGACGTTCTGGCACAATGCCTTGAACCACTTGTCGATGATCTCTTCTTCAGTATTAGCATTATAACCTGATTTTCTTAATTCGTCAATGAAGTAACTATTCCAATCAAGTTCAAAGTATCCGTTCGCTGGATTCTTTGGATCGATCTGTGTATCTAGCACCTTGATGTAAGGTTCTTTGTTAGCAGTGGCTAATTCTTTCTCACTTAACTTTGCTTTGCGAGAAATCCTAGCCTTAACCTCTGGTTCTACAACCGGAACTACCTCTTCTGGCTTCTTAAATAAGTTTGTAATCCATTTCATACCATTCTCCTCATGCTAAACTAGCATATAAATGTATCTGTAGATTCAATATGAATCCATTCTTAGCACAATACTGTGCTGCGTATTCGTGATTCTTCTGATTTTCTTTCATATCCAGCAAGCCTTCTTCCCAGAAACTGATCACTTCATCAACAGCACTACGCTCTTCTATGCTAATGCTATTCTTTTCACTGCGGATCTGCTTGCTCTTCTGAGGTTCTCTATTGTAAATGTTCATTGGGCTAATGAACACTTGTCTAGCCTGATCGGCCCAGTGTGGGATACTGCTATATGGACTATCAGGATCTGCGTTCATTACAAACTTCATACAATCGGCACGAGCAATCATGTCAGGATTGGGCTGTAGATACTTCACAGGTTTCCCATTCTTTTCTAAACATTTAGGGCTCACAACTAGTGTAACATAGTCTGGAATCTTCTGTACGATAGTACCATTGCTTTCAATCTGGACAAAAGCAAACTTATGAGCACATGTTTCAAGGAACGTACCGAGATTCTTCTGAAGCATTGGCTCACCGCCTGTGATAACAAGTCCAATCTTACTAGTCCCCCAAATAGGGATCTCACCTTCAAAATAATCCTTCATTACATTTTGTATTCGTGTGTGGACCTGATCAAACGTTAGCCAATCGCCGCCATCAAAATAAGTATCACAAAAACTACAAGCCAAATTACACTTAGCAAGGCGAACGAATACGGCTGGTTCTCCACGATAAGGTCCTTCACCTTGTAGTGTATAGAAGATACTAGTGACAAACAACTTATCACCAGCCTTATCGAAATACTTTTGTCCGACGATTTCATTTTTTCCAAACATATTACCTACCTTATGTTTAATATAACACTGTTCCTAACAAATGTCAAGGCCTAGGTTTATTCCAATCTTCCCATGGAAACACGATCCAGCAATTGTCTTCTGCCTTGTTAATTTCAATTGAACTATAACTAACTGTTTCCTTACTAGCAAGATTGTTTACTACAGTAGCAAATCGAACATTCTTACCCCAAACATCGTTCCAATGTTCGCTATTGGGTAAGCAACTAGCCGGCCAATCTCTCTTAATCCAAGCGATAGTTGATCCACCGTCATTGATATCATCAACGATTAGGATGTTAGAAGGCTTATTCTGTAGGTCCATGTCATAACCAAAAGCATCTTCTGCCATCCAGCAGTTATGATCGCAATCTTCTTCAACGCCATCTCTTAGAGAAACCTTAAGAGTATACATTGGGATATCAAGCAGATGACTGAATAGGACTGCTGGAGTTAATCCGCCTCTAGAAATGCCAAC